TTACTCTTTGCTTAACATCTTCTCCCCCTCAAGATATTTGAGACGTTCTTCAATCCTGTCACAACGCCTGCGCTGATAAGCAGCTTCCAGCCACAAGCATTCATCAACACGTATACCCCAACGGTTTCCGGCCGGAGTAACCAAGGTTTTCTCGCCAGTATCATATTCTTCTTTCTTGATGTAGCTATTCTCGACACCGTCCGCATCCGTATAAGTAATGGTAACATCACGCCAAGCCATTACAGGCTCATACTGGTCTTCCCATTCGTCGTAGCACAAAAGCCCGAAGCGAGTACCATCAATCCCGGCGGCAATAAATGCATCCCGCACCTGCTGCGCAATAATGCCATAATGCCAACGTGCTCTATCAGCGCCCTTAGCATCTACAGCTGATAGCCACTGGTAAACGATCAGGTTCACTTTCCCCCATGCGTCAAGTATCGCATCTGGTTCGAAACCCATCGATTCGCTAAGTTGAGATATACTTAACGGGTCGCTCTTGAAACGCGCGTCTGATGTGTTGATGCTGCCTGTCGTTGCATATACAGTTGTCCACAAGCGTGTGCTGGTTCCACATGAGTATGTGTTCGTCTTGAACGGGCGCACAGCGCCGAGCACTTCAAGCGGCTGACCAATATAAGCAAGGTCTGTAGACAAAACAGGGGATTTGAATAGCCAGCGTGAGTTAGTGTAGTCGTAAATGCCCGCATCTCCGGCAGCAGATACATGATACGTAACATCTCGCAGTGGATTAGCAGTTTCAAACTGAGACGCTGTAGCAGTGGCATTAGATAACTTAGCCAGACCACTGGACAATTCAAGGTGATTAGTAACCGAACCATCGTCGTTTATTTTACCGATAGTCAATAAGCCGCTATTAGTTACGATATCGTAAGTTGAATCCAGAATAATGCCGGGCTGAGAACTTGACGTAGTCTTAATATGCATGCTCTGTTGCGGCATCAGGGTATAGAATGACGTTTCACGACCAGTGTCACCGTCCGGGATACCGTTGGTATTTCCCATTACAAGATCATACCCACCGACAATCATGCGGAAAAACATCGCTTCCGGCTCATATGTCAGCTTTGTCGGATCTGGAGTTCCGGTATTTTCTGGATCGGCAATATCATACGCACGTCCAGCGCCAGCTTGAATTTGTTGCACACCAAGATAAACTCCGTCCAGCGTGTACATATGCAAATATTTGCGAGTAGAGGAATACGCAGAGCCAGCCTGACAGAAATAGATTGTTGTTCCGTCACATGCAACAGCCTGCATATCACGGATAAAATCAGCTATCTCAAACTCAAAAGTTGCCGCATTACGATAGTCATAGCCGTATTCATCTGGGTTAACGAACACACTGGTATGAAAGACCTTCACGTAATAACGCAACTGATCTGGTGTACCAGATTCCTCACCAGGGCCGACATATCGTTTTGCTGTGGTTATTAACCATGTACTGGTCGGGTCAGTGCAAAGTACATTGACATGGTTTAAATATGTGTCATCCCAGATTCGGAAAAACTCTGGAGTAATTGCCGCACCGGATACTGGTGTGAATCGGGCAAGGTACTGCGCACGTTGATCGCCTTTCGATACTCCTGCCAATCCCCATATCTGCAATCGCCCCCGCGTATTACGGAAACCGATACGACCAATGGTCAATCCCAGTGATTGGTGCCCTATATCAAAACTACCCTGTGTCTCCCATAGCGGCATCAGCGTATCCTGACCAAACCAGTTATAGGCAACAATTTTATTAATTTCGTCGTTACTAGCTGCAGAACCGCTGACATTTTGCAGCGTATAAAGAATATTGTCGTAATAATCAAGGACGGCTCCCTGAATTGTCGTGTTTTTAATAGTTGCAAGCCTCAAACCAGATTTAACATGATTTGGCGTTGATGGTCTGAAACCGCTAATAACACCTTTTTTTCTTGTCTGCATCCTTGATTCTGGGAATTCATCATCAGGCAACAGCTTCACTGGATAACGGAAGTAACCATTAAAATATTTATTTTTAGTGAAATCCTTCGTTGTTTGAAAAGTTCTACCCTGCAGATCAATTACTTTCCCTGTATGAGATTCTTCAAGGCTCTCAAAAGCAGCATCGTCATTCGTCGCTCTCCCTCCATACTGACCATCACCTACAGCACCAAAATCTTTAGGGCTAACTGTGTCACGCATCTTATCCTGGAACGTTCTATATACCGCGCCTGAACCATACTGGATAAACCATCCGAAACCACCGACAACACCAGCAATTGCAGCATCCACATACTTACGCATTGAGCGATTATTTACAGCATCCTGCTCAAGTGATGGATCTGCAAGGTTAGAAATTCTGTTTTGCTTTGCATCGTAATATTTTGCAAGCAAAGATGGTTTCATCAATGCACGTCTGAACCACCCAAAACATCGCTGGATCAGCATCGTCAAGTAGTCAAATGCATCCTCATGAACTTCGGGGAAAAATTTCCCCTGATTGCGAAGATCAGTCTCCTGCACCACATCAAGCACACGCTCTATCGTAATTCGCCAGCCAGTAGCAAGCGGCGACGGAAGAACAACAGAACCGCCACTATAAGTGCCCGCCCCAGTTACCGTATAACTGGTATCCAGAACCAATTCTGTTACGTTCCCGTTCAGGTCAGACACCTGAACAACCAGGTCTGATTTTCTGAAAATTCGAAAAGTATACGGAAACGATGTCGTAACTCCGTTACCGGTGTATTCGTTGTGGTCAACTTCGGTTGAGACCGTCATGTTAAATCTCCAGATAGTCGCAGCACCCGTTGCGCCGCATATCTGGTTATTCTATTACCTAAAAAACCACATATGGATAGAAAGACTGTAAATACGAATAGATATTACCTTTCAGGTAATTTGCAAAACGTGCTGGATAGCAAACAAATTATTTGATACTGTATAAATATACAGTTATTGCATGGAGAAGATTAAGATGCAGCAGTATCACTATCCACTGGAAGACGGATTTACCGAAAGGATTCACACGCCGGGAGGCGTCAGGTCACTGGTGGAGGGATCGCACTTGATGAAATTACTCCGGGATCTCGATAAGGATGGATTTAATGTCGATGGCCCACTTGCCGAACTGACTGCACTGATTAACTACGTCACCAGCTCACAGATGTCTATGCAGGATCTGCAAACACATCTCGACTATTGTGCCGAACAATTACGAAAACAAACCCGGTAAATTTAAAGGCCGCAAGAGCGGCCTATCGTTTCGCTTTGTGCTCATCCCAGCACGTTTTGCACCATGCCATTAATCCGTCCGCATTTTGATTATTAGGGTAAAAGCTGGTTCGTTTTCTGCGGACATTACAAATTGGGCACCACTTCATATGGCGTGTATTCTTTGGGCCATCGAGACACCTTGCACACCACTTAGTCAATCCATCTGGATTTTTTGACGATTTCCTGAATTTTTCATATGGTAGGTTTATTCTGCATCGCAAGCACTGCTTGCTACCACTTGAAACTCTGTTAGCTGATTCTTCTTTTGGCGGCGATACAGAAGGTATTCTTGCTGGCTCTGATACTGCCTGAGGTGCTTTTTTAGATGACTGAGACGATATGTCATCACCAGGGAATCTTCCATGATATGCCGGACGCGTTGACACTCCAGGTGGAAGCTCAGCTGTAAACGGCTTTGGCTGAATCAGTTGCCTCTCTTTTGCTAACTCCTGCTGTTTATAATATGTCTGGATTACCGCACTATCATAAGCAGGAGGTGCGGAAATATTAGGCGCATTACCTCCAGTTTTTTGAAACTGAGTAGAGGTGTGTTCTATCACCTGTGTACGATTAATCGTTATCTCCCCATCTTCGGTCTTTATCGTTTTGTTATGATTAACGACCGTACGATCAGAGATCTTAGTCTTGTTCTGGTTGATAACGTAAATAATCACCGCAACCACACCAACAACTATCCAGAAAACTTCCATTGCTTTTCCTCACAATAACATTACCTTAAAGGTAATATCTTGCTTTCAGGTGATCAAGCGTTAAACGCAATCAACCAAATACGGTTGATTTTAATATTTCTTCGCGTTTATCATTACCTTTGCGGTAAATTTACATCGCACTCCTCTTGTGCCATAGTAATCGGGTACTGGCAAAATCCAGTGCCGGGATTGGCGTCCCGAGTTACTAAGTGGCGCATACCACGCCAGACGTGTTTTTTTTATGCGTTAAGCACAGCTATATCCGAATTATGGTGGGCTGGGCAGGGGTCCGAAAGGACGCCGGTACCACTTAGGCCGGTACGCCAACCTTGTCCAGTTCACCACCAGTAATTGGCGTTGCGGTGGTGATTAAAATCACTAAGTGGAGATAACCACCATGGCTAATGCTCAAACTGCCATCTTCAAATTTGAATCTGTTAACCCTATCCGTTCCATCATTATCGATGGCCAACCATGGTTTGTAGCCCAAGACGTTTGTAGTGCGCTGCGTATCCAAAACGTCACCCAAGCACTTGAAAAACTGGATGATGATGAAAGGTCTATGTTCAACATAGGGCATGAACATCGTGCAATTTTTGACAGCCGAGTAAAAGAGATCAACATCATCTCCGAGTCAGGCCTCTACACACTGATCCTCCGCTGTCGCGACGCAGTGACACCAGGCACTATCCCCTACCGCTTTCGTAAATGGGTTACAGGTGAGGTTCTTCCTCAGATCCGCCGCACCGGAAGTTACATTAAAAACTCGCTCCCGCAGGAAGAACGCATAAAGATGGTTGCCGACCAGGTTGCAAACGCCACAGCATCAGCAGTGATGCAGGCGATGAAGATAGAGAACAAAACCTACAGTGCCCCACTGAAGCCCGGCTACCGCAGCCTGATTCACTCGCCGTCTGGTGTTCTCGGCCTGACGGAGAACTCACTGCTGATGAATTTGCTGAACCAGTTACAGGAAGACGGGCATGACGTATCGGGCGCGGCGGCGGAACTGACCACCATGTTCTGCTACATCGTCGGTGTGAGCAAATGCCTGCGTGATATCCAGACGCACGCGGAGTACATCAACGACAAGGCTGGGTTCTTCTGACGGGCGGCGGCACAGGGATGTGCCTTTAAATAATTCTGTACAGATTGCAGACTGTGGGTGAATAGCGTACTATTACCTCAAGGGTAAACGGATTGGTTTCATTTTTATTAATCCGTGTAATGAACTTATGAGATATGAGGTAATGTCATGCGAAACGAAAAATTGCAGATGCGTAGAGCGCAAGCTGCCGCAAGACGTTCTTTCAATGGAAGCGTAGAGTACGTAAAAGTTACTATGACAAAAGATCACGCAAGTCGCGTATCCCGCGCTTTCTTTGATTCTCGTAACAATAAGGAAAATTATGAGTTCGTCTGCGTCGCAGAATGATAAAAATCAAATTGTCAGATATAAGGGTCGAGTATTGCATACGCAAAATTTCTCGGCCCTTTGTGCATCTGATCTTGAGCTGAAGAAAGTATCTGATGCCTTTACCCAGTATTGGAAAACGGGATACCATCCATCTCTTGGTAAAGATGCTGCATTTGCTCGTCCGACAGAAATGCTTAAACTAAATGTCAGGCATACTCATGTCGATAACCAAGACTATATTCCAGAAGATAGTGATAAAAAACACACTGGTAAAAAATCATCTTGGGATGCATATAGCGTCTGTGCAAGTAAAATGCATACCAACAAGTGATTGCTTTTTAGTTTATTCGGTAAATCACAATCGTGATGCGCTGGTTATGTTTTTTGTTGACGCAGATGCCCACAACATAACTGAGCAAGAAGAGTTTAAAGAGGCAGCAATCACTATCAGTTATCAATTCTTTCAGAAAACAAAAACAGAACCAATGCCTTTAGAAGAAGATCTTTTTTCTGATAAATGGAAGGAATAAGCCCGCGTTGCGGGCTTTTTTGTGTCTGCGGATTCCCGCCCGGGTGGCGGTGGCATTCGTTAAAAACAAGGCCGCGAAAGCGGCCTGTTTGATCACTGTGCAGTTTTCGCTGATCGATTTTCAGCTCTAAATTCAAGAACCGTTTCAATATTTCTTTCCTTCAGCATATCAATAACATTTTTATTCATTTGACTATCACTGGTTAATAACTGGTAAACGTTGCTTCTCTCTTTATCAGAGTTTTCTTTAACAGCTGCTTTGCATACCAAATGCTTATTGAAATTTTCTACATCGCTAGTACAGGAATTTACGGCTGCTGATGAAATATCAGACGCTGAAGAAACACCATCATCCAAACGTTTTATAGCATTTTCTATACATGAGTTAAGGGAATAAACGACAACTGAGCGATACCCTTCAGACGCACACCATTCTAAATTTCTTGAAGGATCGAGTGGTTTTACTTCGCTGGATTGAATTAACTTGTCAAAAACTGACTTATATTCAATCTGTTTTTTATCTATAGCCCATACTTCAGTAGCTGATTTATAATTCCCCGTATGCCTATTAACATCAAATCCATGTTTTATAAGCAAATCTGCCCATGAAAGATTTATTGATTCATTGTTATGAGGCCATTTTCCTGTCAGAACCGCCCCCATAGACCCCATATATCCGCCATATGATGGTATAGCACCATGGCTCAGTAACTTCTCAGCAACCACAGGGCAATTAATTACATAAGAGGCGTAAAGCCCATTCCATAAAGCCCCTCTATAGTAATCGCCACGATTAGGTTCTTTTAAGTCGATAGCCTTTGATAATTGTTCACACGTTTTGCATGCATCAAAGTTATCCTTATTGCATTGCAATGAACTGGCAGCTGTAGGATTTACAGAGACTATTGAAAGCACTATGCCAAAAAACAAATTTATTTTTTTCATCCTATTTCATCTGCTCTTCAACTTTATTTAGTAACGGTGATATTGCCCACAGGTTCTGAAAAGGTAGCATTTTACGGACCGCGTGGGTTTGCTGGCTGTCAAATTCTCCGTTAAGTACACCATTCGCAACCGTCGCGGCATCACCGCCAAGATCAAAGGTAGGACCAAGTAAAGCACCAATAGCATTACGACTCTGAAACCTTGATACCGGAGGCGCACCAAACATCGCGCCAAGACCAAACCTACCGCCGCTTATGTTCTCAACGGTATTCAGCGGCTCAGAGAGCCAGCCAAGCATTCCGCCCCGGTCGATCCCCTCTTTCACAAGGTTATTCCAGCTGTAGTCGATATCGCGACCGCTTAACTTCTGTTTCATCATATAGACCATTGAGCCAAGCGCAATCGTGCCAAGCGCACCAAGATAGAATGCAGCATCGCCCTGCTGGATACCAGATACTAGCACCCTGTTATGCTGTGCGAAGATAAACGTTTTGAACTGCGTGATCATCTTCCAGCCTTCTTTACTAAAAAACAGCGGTGTATCACCTACGCCAGGCGTTACAATCACTGAGTCTACATCTTTCAGCACTGCAGACTGGAAAATCTCTCTAGCGAAACGGTCATCCCACAGATGACTATGCCCGGTTAACAGCCCGTCCATATCCTCTCCGTGCTTCCCGAATTGCTCCCCGATTCGGCGCAGAACATCTTCATTGATGCCGACCTGTGCCATCTTCCGCATTTCACTTTTGGAGAGCGTGCCACCAGCAGAAACTTGGCGAGCCGCGTCAAGTATCCTCGACTGCACTATCATCCCGGACCATGATTTAAGTGCGCTGTTCCACTGATTCATCAGCGTCCAGTTACCGAATTTCTGCGTCATCCAGTTCAGGCCTCGCTCAGCGGCGCTTCTCCGGCTATATGGGTCAGTAAGATCCGCTATAGCCTTTGTACGCGTAGACAGGACATAATCAAGCCCAACGGCCATTTCTCGCAAATCCCTGGTTGCAATCTTCACTGAGTCCATATTTTTAAGCATGCTTACCATTGGTCCGAGAGATTTTCTCAGGCCATGCTGCATCATCGGTCGCATCAGATCAGTTGCAGCGGAGACGGTCATTCCACCAAGCAAACGGAGGAAGTTAATATTCCTAGCAACTCGCCCGGCACGAACAAAGAAACTGCGTGGATCTTGAGGTGCACCGTAAGTACCAAGCAGTCGATCACGCATAGCCGTAATATCCCTAATATCAGCCTCCCGTTGCTTCTCAAGAACTGCACGTCGTTTAGGTGTTTTAGCCTCTTTTATTAGCCGGGTATATTCCTCACTAACCTGACGGATTTGCTCCCCCATATCTTTACGGCCAAACTGCGCAGTCAGCTCAATTTCTGGTGCCACCTGCCGGAGATAACTTTCCATGATGTAGTTAACATCTGATTCAAGAAAATCTTCTATACGCTCATCAGGAATAAGCAGCGTTCTGCTTTTAGTGAAACCAGCCCGACCAACGAGTCTCTCTGGGATAATATCGGCTGGTACAAGCCCGGAAGGTGCGCCTATTATTTTATTCACGATCTCGTCAGCAGCGTCCTCTGCTTCCTCTCGGGATAGAGGCTCCATCTGCTTCAGTGCTCGTTCGCGGCTTGCATTCAGCCTTGTGGTTGAATTTGCCCGTTTTTGCAGTCGGCGAAGCTCAGAACGATATTTCCGTGGATTATCCAACAACTCCATATGGCGCTGATAGACAGGAAGCTCACTCTTTGCCTGCGCTATATCATCAAGGCGTGTTTTAAGGTCAGAGCTTTCTTTCATCATTCTTGCCTGAAGTTTTTCTGATGAAGTCTCGGCCAACTCTTTTTCTATTCTTGTAAGACGCGCCTGTGTGTCAGTCTCCTGAGATATAAGCTTATTTCGTTTATCCAGTTCTTCCATGAGTAGAATTTTTTTACCAGACCATTTCTCCGCTTCAGCGATTTCACTAGCGAGAGCATCAGCGTGCGGTGCCGATTCCTCTGCAGTTTTTAGCAATGAATTTATCCTTTCAATTCGCTGACCTGCTTTGTCAGCACCTTTGGCACTAATCCCTTGTATCCAGTTGGCAATTCGCCCTCTGAATTCAGTGCGGTCGGAAAGTATCTTATCGAACTTATAAATGCGGGGAAGATAACTTTTCGCCGTCACGACATCGATATCCTTAGGAAGGATCCCCAGTTCCTGCATACGGGCTTTTGTGGTCTCGAAAATGGGGCGGATTCTGGCGGCTGCTTGTGAAACCTCAGGAATATCACTCTGATCACCACGGCGCATAGCCATGCCAACAGCTTCATTGAAATCAATAAAGTTCATCCTCTTCACGCCGCGGGCGCTAACAGATTTGCTGTACTGCTGGTAAGCATCACGAGTGGCTTCCATCTGCTTATAAAGCATGGCGTCGTATTGCTTAATCTTAGTCTCGACTGCCGTAAACGTAGCCAACCCCTCATCATTTTTGGCGAAGAAATAGTTATTTTCGGCAAGCTGCTGGTTAATCTGACGGGAGACAAGAGATGGTGATTGCGCCAAGCGGCCAGCAGGAGTGACACTCAACGTTTTGTTAGCAAGTCCAAGTCCAGCGAGCTGTTCCTGATCGAGTGTGGTATTGAAAACCTGAGCTGCACCAATGCTTTGAGGAGAATCCATACCTCGCAAATGATTACCTACTGAGTTAACCACTGCCTCGCGCGCGCCAGGTCCAGCAAGTAGCTGTGCACCAGCACCAAGGATCCCACCAACGAGAGCATCAACAACAACGTTCGATACGCTCTCCATCGGTGAGCGAGCTTCCTGAGTGGCCTGTAATGCGGCCTCTGAAGCAACACTGCCAGCAGCATTCGCCAGGGCAAAACGCCCGGCTGTTTCTGCAATACGACCGCCACGAACGACAGCGCCGAACGGAATAAACATAGAAATCGCATTGAATGGATCTGCTAATCTCATTGCTACAGAAGAGACTGTACCAGCAAATCCCAAGCCTGAATTGTATTCCATGTCAGCTCTCTGCTGATCGATTCGATGTTTAATTGCCATTGTTTCTTCAGGCGAACCGGAGTTGATAAACGAATCTGCAAAATCTTCATAGCCTTTAATATCTGCTGCATCGTTATCAAATGGGTTATATCCTTCAACCCTGTCAAACTGACTGAAAGGAGCACTGGCAATAAAGCTACCCAGCGTGTTATCTATACGAAATGCTGCTTGTCTAGACCTTTGAACGCGTTGATCACTGGTAAATGGGTTCACAGCAGAAAGCAAAGAAGGTGTTTCCATATAGAAATTACTGTCATCAGGTGCTGCTATTTGCTGAATATCCTCGCCAAGCAACTCTTTAGGATCCTGTTCATATATCGGCATTATTTGCCCCCTGCGTATATATTGCTCGGAAGGTAATTGGCTGAACCATAACCGAATGGTTTGGTCAGATCTGGAGGAGTATATCCATCTTTATTGCTGAACTGCGGCAGCGGATTGCCTTCTCTCCGCACTCTAGCCTCATCAACACGCTGTTGCTGGAACTGAATGGTTTGCCTGTACATTGGAGATGTCAGCTGATCCGGCTTGAAACGAACAGGGAGACCATTTTCTCCAATATAATTTCTCGGTTCTATCGCTCCGTTTGCGTCAGGCTGTAAAACCATAACAGCATAACTCCTATCCCTTGCCGTAAGGCCATCAGAAACAAGTATTAAGTCCGTATCACTGCGAGGACCGCCAAAGGATTTTGATTTAAGCTCGCGTTTTTCCTGCTCCCACTGCCCCTGTATCCAGTTACCAGCACCATTATTTACTCCGTACAATGCCTCAGGTGCATACTTCATAACCTCTGCTTTGCCATTAACCGTAGAAACTCCCCAAGTGGTTCTGATCATGGCATTGGTCATTTTCTCAGCCTGTTCTGCATCGCCACCTGTCTGTACAAAGTTAGCATCGTAAATTGTCTGGTAATCTCGCTGATAGGCCGCATTTGATTTTCCTGGATCGGTAATATCCGGAGACCACGAACCAAAGGAAGTCAGACTGCTGGCGTTATTTTGTGCAGCAGTTGCCCTCGCCGCGACATATTTTTTGTCTCGCATGGCAGTGGAAAGCATCTGTTTCATTCGGTCATCCTGTTGGAACACCTGGCTGTAAGCCATATCAACAGCCTTATCCTCCGGCACGCCAGCGCGGGAATAATCGTAAACCTTGCCGTAAAATGCCATCGTACTTTTATCAAGTGTTGCCGCTGCCGCCGGATTATTATCGAATAACTGACCGTAGAATTTTGCCATCGGGACAACCAGCGCAGGATCTCTTGATGTTGCTCCACTGTTAAGCATTGTTTTAACCTGAGTTGGTATCATGCCGCTTTTAGTTGTGACGGTGACCAGTGTATTGATGCTCTGCGGATCAGATATGGAAAACGAAGGCGCGATATCCTGCGCGAAATAACGGTCTACCGCTGCCTGATTGTTTTTGTCGTTCGAGTCCAGCGGGAAGTTATTTTGCATTGAAGACACGAACCTGTTTCTTCCCTGCTGAATCTCCCACTCCCTATCCATCTCTTTAAATTTGGCCTGCATTTTCTCCCAGCGTTGCTGGTTAGCTGCAAATCCAGGAGCGTTTGGATCCTGTGGACGTAAACGTTCAAGAATGTCTTGTCGTCCTTCTGGAGTGAGGTCTTTAGCGGCACCAATGACACCTCCATATTGTATCTGCGCCTGCATATCCTTCCACTTCATAGCGCCAATGCGCGGACCATTGGCCCGGATAAAATCGTCCTCAGAAGGTAACTGCTCAGGTTTCAATCCTTCATCAAGGGCTGAATATGCATCTTTAACTACGGTGCTAAGCTGGTCCGCATACTGCTGGCGGTACTGATTTCTCAGCTCATTAGCCTGCCTCAATGCCTGTATTTGCATTTGAGGGCTCATAGCATCAAATGCCGCATTGCCCGTATAACGCTTAGGTGAATCAAGGTTAGTTAGACCAAGGGCTGCCGAGATACCAGTTTCAAGCTGTTCGGTGCTATAAGGCATACTGCCATTTTCGTGTTTAATAATCCCAGCACATAAAGCAGCTAGTGTCTTTGGGTTAGAGATATCAAGCTGATCATTCTCCCCAACACCAAGCTCACCACACAATGCCCTAATATAAGCATCAGTATTATTACCATCACTAACCGGAGCATAGCGATTAACAATCTCGCTAACGGTGTCATAGCCTTGACGCTGGTAAGACAACATATTTTTACCCAACGCGCGGATTCCATGCTCAGGGGTAGCAAACGTTGCAAAACGTCCATCGCTACCGATCTGACCTTCCCACGGGTTAGATTTGCTCGCTTCAATATTACCAGGGTTATTATTACGTAAACCACGAGCATCCAATGAATTACCATGTGATATTGCACGACTCACACCATCAAGATCCCCTGGCTCTCCATTAACCTGAAGAAACTCGTTGTATTTTTGAGCGATATTTCCTATCCATGCTTGCTGCCCCATTTGTTCCTTGAGCTGAGTTTTCTGCTGAACACGCCACTCATCAGGAAGCCCATGCGCATCAGCGTATTGATCAATAGATTCAAATCGCTGCTTGGCTAAATCGACAAATGCTTGGTTATCGCTATATAGCCCCGCAGACTGAGTGACAGCCAATGCATTTCCTGACAAATACGTTTGATCTTGGAATTGCTGAAACTGCCCAACTTCATATCGACGTGCCTGATTGTAATAAGACTGCATAGACTGCTGGAGTTGAAAGGATAATTTATTCCTTTCCTCACTTTCAGGAATTGAGCCTAATAATGCCTGAGCCCTTTCCTGCATATTTTTCATAACAGCGTCACTCTGACCAAGAGCGTTTTTACCCTGTTTAGAAATCAGCCCACTTTCAGGGTTGTTAATCTGGTCATCTGCAAATTGGTTAAATTGCAGTAACGCCTCCTGGGCTATAGCAACATTCGCTTTCTGCCTGGCTTCACCATATGCCACCGCATACTGATCTGCGACATTCGCCAGCACCTGACCTGCTTGAGGAACATCGAAGATCTGAAAACCACCGGTTTGCACACCACGACTTTGCACCTGGCGTCCGGATGTAGTAGGAACAACAGGCATCAGTAACCTCCTATTTTGAATCGGGAGTCAGAATTCATAAAACCTGAGTTAGATAACATTGGCGTCCCACCACTAGATGTACTTCCTTTAGAGAACGGACTCCACGTCCCACCAAACATCTGGTACGCACCGTATGCCTTCAGAGGCGCAGTGAGCAATGTTGTTGCTGCTCCCACATTCCCCTGTTTACGGGCTAAACTGGCTTCTGCTTTATAGTTGGCAGCCTGAACCTGATAACCGTAAGCCTCGCGTTGCGCGTTATTCACCGTCGTTAGCGAATCAAGAGCACCAAACTGAGCAGTGTCACCAAATATATCCAGCGCGTTACCTGTAGATAAATCAGCGCCGGTAGCCCCCATTGTCGCCGCCTGTGTACCAAGCCGCTGTCGGGTCTCTCTGCGCCGTTGCTCAGCTTCAGCGTTACCTCTGTTTATTGCATCATTTGCCTGAGCTGTGGCTATATCTGCGTTCGCTTCTGCAACCTTCGAGGCATACTTTCCCTGTTGGTACTGGGTGTATGCCTGAATGCCACTCATGGCGAGCATTGCGCCACCAGCAATAACCGGATCGCACATTATTTTCTCTCCATGTGAAATCTGTGGAAATTAAGACCAAGAGCACCATAAGGCGCGACTTCTTCAAGCCTAAATCCAAGCCAGTGCAGCCATGCTTTGGCAACATGGTTTCGCTCGTCGACGTAGTTTTCCAGGCGCGGATAAACTGCCAGCATCTGCTGCAATACAGGTCGGCAGTGGCGAAGAAATGTCTTCTGATATTTTTCAATACGGCTGGTCCCGACCAGCCAGGGCGTACCATTGCCACCGATCATTGACGCCGGAGATACGCCAAACATGGTTACCAGTTCTCCGTTCGCGAACCCTGACCAGGCCATAGTCGCAGTGCGCAGACCAACGCGCAGCGCATCTTCGGTAGTCATCAGCGATACCGCATACAGTTCGTCAATATCAGTCTGACGAACATCCGGCAAAATCATCTGAAGATGCTCTTCGGTAGCGGGAATAATTTGAACATCAATCATCAGAATCCCCCAACAGTAAGGCGAGGAATAACGGCAAGAACAGACAGCGGCAACGGGTCAAGCTGACGGATTTTTACACGTCCGTTTTTGCCCCAGTTACTGTCCAGTTTCACTTCTACTTTTCCGGTAGCATCATCAACAGGATCATCGTAGAACTCGAATTCACGCTGTGGATATTCGTACCATTTACCGCCGGGCGTAGTCGCCCAGATGCCGCGACTGGCATTCACAACCAGAGTAACGGACGGGATCACCTGTTTTTTGTCCAGCAGCGTTTCCTGTCCGCTAATGTTGATATCCAGTGTTTCGAATTCAGCAGTTATTGGCAGGCCGATGTGCACTACAGCCCCCGGAGATTCCAGCGTGACGGCACCTCCGGAAACTACTTTCTGTGGTTCCACGTTCGCATCAGAGAGAATGTTTACGGTCTGGCCTTCAAGATGAGACAGGCCTCCAAATGTCCGGCGCGCCATCTGCCAGTTCGTGGTGGCCACATTCCTGAGGGATGGCGGGACGTTCCTGTTAGCACGAACCACTACAGCGGTATTGCTGGTTACAGAAATAATGTCGCAACGTAATTCTTTTGACACCTCATCGCCAGTATCAGGATCAGTTCCGGTATAAGGGAACTGTAGTTGCGCGCCGACATCACTACTGGTGAAGTACGCACCACCAGAAACACTGATTGTATATTCCGCACGGTAAGCAGCGTAGAACTACGACCAGCAGCAGCGCGACGGCGACGTGTTTCTTCGTCGCGGGCATCAACAACGGCGGCATCCTGCTCCTGTGGTGCTGCCTGAACTTCTGGTGTTGCAGGCACTGATGGTGAGCTACCCATGCACATATCAATGACTCCGTACGCAATTAAATTATTACCAATTTAACCATATATGATTTATTTATCGTAGATAGTTGACATTTAACGCACAAATTATTACCTTTAGGGTAAGTAAATGGTTCATTCCGGTTATTAACCTGACTGGCTTGTCGTTAAATTGAACAGGTGGAGTGAGCTTTTATTTTGAGCAGTACGGCGTATGGCACATGCGCCGATAGCGGTCAGGATACGTTTAAGGGGCACCCTCCCTTGCTCGGGCAAACGAACCAGGTAGCCGGAATGTGCAAGTCGAGCGGTTTTATTCCGCGCACGGGGATTCACCATCCCGGCGATTCGGTGTGACGCCTCGGAAGAGACGAGGGTACAACGATGAGAGCATTTATGGAGCTGCGACAAAGTGTGGCGCATTAACAGGCTAAGTGCTCTCAGCGTTGTGGCATTAGCTCAGTTGGACAGAGCAACCGCCTTCTAAGCGGTTGGTCGCAGGTTCGAATCCTGCATGCCACGCCAGAATCACGCCTAAGGACCGTGATGCCAGAAGTTCCAGGTGCTTCGCGGTGATGGTTTCCCTTGAAGGACTATCACCGCCCTTTTTACAGCAGGACGCCATTGCGATGACTTCATGCTGTAAACCAGTACAGCCACGGAAGGCATAACTCATTGCTTCCAGTTCGCCCGGTTCGCCGGGCATTTTTTTGCTTGATGACCGCAAATTACCTTAAAGGTATAATCATGAAAAACTTCAAGGTAATTAGCATGTTTGAATCGTTCAAAGAGCTGTTTTTATCTACTGCCAATACTGCCGTGAATCGAGCCAAAAACCCTGTGCTTGGTGCTTTTGTTATGTCCTGGTGCGCCTTCAACTGGAAATCAATTCTTTATCTATTTTTTAGCAAATCAAACATAATAGATAAAATTTCATATATCTCAGATAACAGCACATGGAAAACTGTTATGTTTTATCCATGCTTATCTGTAATTGCTATCTGCTGCCTATTACCATGGGTAAACAATATCATTAACGTATGGCAAGCAAAGCCTCTTGATAATAATGACTCAATCGAAAATCACCTGAAGGCAAGAAAAATCCAGCGTGAAACCAGACTGCAGAGGTTATTGGCTAAAAAAGATGTTACATACGACAAAGTTAAGACTGGCGCGGAAAAAGACATCCAAGAGATGAAAGAAGAGATTATTCGATCAAAGAATAGTATGGGGGAATTGACTGCCGAGTTGAAAGCTAAAGATGACGAATTGAGATCCGCCAGTGCTCAGTTAGCAGCTCTAAATCATTCATTAAAAGAGATATCGGAAACTCTGGGAAGAATGAATGAGGCATATAAGACCCTCCAAAATGATTTCGACGAATACAAACTCAAATACCCTGAAAAACCTCAAATAAAAAGTCTTGCACTTGGCAACGGCCAAACAATTAGCAACTTTTTGGAGCAACACAACTTATCCGGATTAAAATCTGGTAAGCCAGACGTTTTTAATAACTTTGGTGTTCTATCTGGATTATCAGGTTTCGAGGATAAAAATAAAGACTAAGCATATGGATCGTACTCGGTAAGCGCCTTGCCTTGCTGGTTCTGCTGCCCGGGAAGTCGCAGGCGCTTCGACACCGGGAAAGCAAACGTCAGCAGTAGCGCATCGCCTTTACCCGGCGAACGCCCAAGACGCTCTTTGATATCTTCCTTCGGTTCGATAACGATTTTACCGTCCACACGAACTTTGTACTCTGCCGCCGACAGATCGTCCGCTGTTTCCTGGTCATCCAGCATCCCGCCCAACCTCAGCCATGTCTTGCATGAGTTGAACATCTCCCCGCGCTTGTTGAGCATCTGAGGGTCAGTTGACGCACCACCGAACGGAACAAGTTGCCATGTGCGCCCCCAGCCGTCACCGATTGACTTCAGACCGGTTCCGTAACCGAAGTCGATGAACACCGCGTCAGCCTGATACTGGTCTTCAAAGTCAGCGATACGCTTCGCCATAATCAGATCGTCAGTGGTCTTGTTGCCCGTCCATAGCACCTTACTATGCAACCCCTGCCGCAGGTATATCACCGCGTCATCAACGCCTGAATATGCCGGGTCAACACCGATTATCACCGGAGCATGTGCCACCTGCGCAGCGGTTACCACCCGTTTCATTGCCTCATCAGTAAGACCGGTAGGGATAAACTGCAATTCAGATGCATCAGGGAATATGCCGCGCACACGGATTTTAACGAAGTCGCTGTCTTCCCCGTAGTCATCAACCCATTTCTGCAACTGCTGTTTGTTAGTACCTTCCACCGTCCGGCTGTCAATCTGCGCAGTTTTCCAGCGGTGTTTGTATTTGCGGAAACATTCGCGAAAACGCCCGGTATTACGTGTAGGGTTTCCGAACGCCACCCAGATAATCTCAGTGTCTTCGTCCGTAAGCGCACCCTCAGCAACTTCCCACACCAGATCCGCAATGTTCGACGCTTCATCGAATACCACGATGATGCGTTTGCGCTCGTTGTGTAGTCCGGCGAATGCCTCAGTGTTGTGCTCAGACCAGGGGATTGCGTCAGCTCGCCACCGCTTGTCGTGCCCAGGATCATTGCTGTACATCGCGGTAGCGGTACAGGTAAACCAGTCTTTCGTGATAGCAAGGTTCGACCACTTGATAATTTCCGGCCAGGTCTTCGTTCGTAGCTGGTTGTCGGTATTGGCGGTCACCACGACCTTACAATCCTCGCAAGTGGACATGCCCCAGTTGATCAGCATTGAGATGAATGCGGATTTACCAATACCGTGACCAGAAGCACGTGCCAGCATAAGCGGCTGATAACGCGTCTCTGGATTCTGCAGGTGATCACGTATCTCTCGGAACGCATCGGCCTGCCACTGACGTGGACCTGTGGCATGTGCCAGTTCAGTCCCCTCTTCCCCCCACGGGAACGCATAGAGGGCATAGCCAAGAGGATCATGAGTGAATCCGGCAATATCCTCGATCAACTGCTCTTCAGGAGATAACGCTGCATCTGTCACTGATTACCATCCTGGCGTTCTTTGAGTCGCTTCCTGGCCGCTGCTATGCGATCTGCAATTGTCACATTCACATTAACATCCAGGCGTTCTTTAAACGCGTTAACATCAACATGCTTACCAATCAGCTCAAGGTTCTTCACCTTGTCAGGCCATTTAATTTTTTTGAGGATTGTCTCTATCGAATCCTCGTTCATGTTCATGATGGTCGATGACAGATCAAAGCCGCTAAGCGTAGTGCGCCATATTTTCGGCCACTCGCGGATTGGCTTAAGGCTCCCATCGTCGTTGAGGATGTCGATCACGTCCATCTGGTCGATCTCCACCAGGCGCATAAGAACGTAATCGGCACTGACGCGCATTCGTTTGTTGCGTTCCTCCATCAGCTCGGCAATCCGTTTCTGAATGCGTTCATCGCGCATCATAACACTGGCTTTAACTGCCGCTGTATTTGGAGAGAATCCTGCGTTAATCGCTGCCTGAGTCTGGTTTTCAGGCGTTTTGATGTACGACTGACAATAAGCCTCCTGCATTGCTGTTAGTGGCTTAAATTGCGTTGATTTGCGTTTATAGGTTTTAGGTTCAGCTGGCATAATAACCACCTTGGTAATAGTTACCGTTTTGGTAATAGTATCATGCAAAATAAAGCCGCCATAGTTGGCGGCAGTATTCAAAACCCATCAAATTCATCATGCATAATCCATTCGTGACATGTCACAATATTAATTTCGTTTCATGCCAGCCTTTAGTCACCCAGCATTGCGAGTCACCATTACACGGGCATGAATTTACAGGAACTCTCTCGCCGCACTTACCGCAACGTTTTCTGCTGATCGATTTTATACGCCCGCGCACGCGTGCATCATCCTGGCGGATCAGTAACGCTATATACTCACCAAATTCGTAAGGCGCACGCCCGGGGCGACGCGTGGCACAGTTACGCTCCAGCATTTCAATTTCCTGAGCATCAAGCACAATTTCCAGCTTACGCACACCAGATGCAGCTTGTCTGGCTCTCTGAGCGGCTTTGCGCTCTGCTGCTGATTTAGCCATCAATATTTACCTTTATCGCGAACACCTTTACCGGTTTATCTCCTTTGCATGGCACGTAATTTTTTCAGATGGTTCTCCTGTTCTGTTTCAGCCAGGATCTGGTGATATTCTCTGTGATCAATGTGTTCGAATAAATTATTGAATTTTCTGATGCACACCCTTCCAGGATAGCCATCCATCCTCTTGAAGAATACTGAGTGATCAGTACTACGAATGATTTTTACTGGATAGCCGGCGCTATCGGTGTATATCTGACCGCGTTGAATCAAAGCGAACATGTGGTTATCCCCATCGACAAATCGAGAACACAACAAACGCTGCTGCGAAGACCACCCCCAGAGTTACGATTGCATCAGGCCAGCTCATTGATTCACCTCCTGCCTGTCGTCCGGCATTCGCTCACTACAGCTTATCCAACCATCCGGAGTTACCGGAGAGTTGCCCGATAGTGCATTCTGCTCCAGTGATGCTTTCACAAACCACGCAGCCTGAACTATTACGCCATGAATCCAGCGCAAATCGGCATCACGATTTTCTTTTTTCATTTTTTCGCCACTTAAAGCCTTGCTTACGTGACTTTTTACCAGATTTTCGTGTAATTCTTTTGCTTCTTCAATTGTGAAACCACCAGGCAAATTTGGCGCTTCTGCTTCCAGCGATGCCAGAGCAATTTCATAAGCCCGACGCTCAATATTGTCTCGGACGTCCAGGCTGCCTATACGCTCTCTGATTTCTTTAATCAGTTCTTTGTCGGTTAAAGTGGTCATGCTGCGTTTCCTTCTTTCTTATTAACAATTACACCGTCATATATTTCATTAAGGTGTCCTCTTAGCTCCATGCGCCTTAATGCAGATAACATGTAATCGCATTCAACCTGCTTATTCCCAGTAAATGGCTTATCGTCAGGATTACCCCAACAGCAATTACCCCTGGGCCATCCATGTACTTTCCGTACTCTTCCGTTAACAACGTGAAGTAATCCCCAGCCGGGAGGTAAATCCTCAACTGAAATAATTTCCGGCTCACTAATAAAGAATCGCCAGTCGCCCATGCCAAGTGAGGGATTTTTACGGAAACGCTTTTTTCTATCTGCCAACAAGTCAGCACGAGAACACTTCGCCTCTATCAGGCATGATGCTGAATTTCTGAATCCCATAGCATCTGGCTGTTCTCCGGTACTGGTTACAGCAACAAAGCGGTCATGAAAGCAAACCTTGAACCCGTTGCGCTTAAGGAACTTGTACGCAATCTGACAGAGTTCGTGGTGTGTTAACGCCATATCACTTTCCTTTCCCATGTTGTCATGTGTTAGTCCTTATCCTGCTGTGCTTTCAACTGATGAAGGGAATAAAATCTTTTCATCAAATCCGGCATTCATATCATGGACAGCAACACACCAATCCATCGACGAACGATTATCAAGAGCCTCCATGATTTCATCCATGCGGCGTAGGTCATACAGGTAAATGCTTTTATCGCCAATGGTGTAAAAACCAATTTTTTTCGGTGATGGGCAGCGATCAAGAACGTCCTGTAATTCGTTCAACCATGCCCGTTCTTTTTTTGTTAAAGTTGCCATATCACTCTCCTTTCCCATGAAGCATAGCGGCGCGGCAGGCGTTCCATATTTCGGCAGCAATATCGCGCTCGCTATCGGTTAATTTGTACGTGGAAACATAGCCAGAGAGCATTTCTACGTTTTCCGGAGTTGCTTCTTCCGGCACTACCGGCGCTGGAGGGGCGGCGTAAATGCCCTCTATCACTAAATGTTTGCGCTCAAAATCATCTGGCTCTCGATGATATACGTAACTCCAATCACCAAGGTTATCATTGCGCCTGCAACGGAAACCTATCGGCTCTGCTTCCAGTGATGCCAGTGCAATTCGTGCCAGTTCTAGATCTCGTTCAACCATCTCAAGAACAACTTTGCAGTCCGCACCTTCTTTGCTAACACGTCCTTTCAAGTTTTCCAGATAACTAACGCTTTCGCGTGCATGGGAGATTACCCTCGAATCGATACCAGGCGATTTCCCCTGCACGTTTACGCAGCTCAAGGTGCTGGCAATACGCAGATTCTGTTTTGTTCATCTGGCCTGTTTTGAGTCGACCAAGAGCCTGTATCTGTTTTCTCATGATTTACCAATTAGGTAATTAAAAACCACATAAGACATGAAATCAATAGATGTTAGAACATTTTGTTACCCACCAGGTAATCATGTGGGCGTAAAAAAATGCGCTATCGCGCTGGTATTACTTGATAAATCCTGCCGCCTTTCCCCGCCTGTATTCCTCCATCAGCCACTGCGCCGGTGTTATTCCCCCAAGGGTGGCGGCGTTAGGCATACACCCGAAACTTCGCCCTGGTGGATGGTAAACGTCTCTCCCTGTGTCCGGAGGCGTACTCATGGGCTCTGGCTTTGCCTGTATGCTGATCACCGGATCGGGTATCTGCTGTCCGGAAGCCACCTTTTTCGCCCAATCATCGAGCAGCCTGCGCGCGTGTTTCTCAACCTCACTCTCGCTAAGCTGGCGCTGATACATTGCACGACGGGTATCACATACGACCCAGTACATAACCGGATGCCGCCACGGGAATCTTTCGGGACCACCAGGATATAAACTTTTTTCCTTGCTGTACCGGTGAAACTCCGCCATCACATCGTCAATGGTGACGCCAAGAACCATCTTGCTGTCTTTGCACCACTTGATGAATTGCCCTGGCGACGGCCAGAACGGAGATTCACTGGCGCGGGCGTGGCGCATACCAGCAGAAACCTGTTCACGGGTTCGGATCCCACCTTCGGCAAACGCAGCAATCCACTGCTGTTTTGCAGCGACTTCCTGCTCTGGCGTCTTCAGGTTGGTTACCACTGCCGCCGGAAACAGTTGTTTCAGCTGTTTGAAAAGGGCATCAACAAGCCTCTCTGCTGACATGTTCACCACGTTGTCATTGTTGGTGTACTGATGCTCATAACCTGACATGCGAGAAAGGGCTTCTCCGTCACGGTTTTGTATCGCGGTAAAAACGTTGTTCACAAGAAATCCTCCCATGCTTCAGGGCTGTTCCAGTGCGGAACGTTGTTATCAGGTAATGTTGATTGCTTCTGTCTGCTAATCTGCAGCCGCCTTGCCAGCTTCTGCTCCCACTGTGCCTGATGGTATGCCTTACCCTCAGCCATCCAGTAAATTCTGAACTCTGCAAGTTCCTGTGCCGTTGGCAGACTGTCCAGGTAGATCCCCTGCAATGAGCTTTTCCGAAGAAAATCATCTGATGGCTGCCATTGTTCATGCATGACAAATTTGCCTAATTGCCCTGGCCCACCAGGAGGAACAAAGTTATTCATCACGGCGTTGTTTGCGCCGGGGTCATGATGCACAGAATCCCCGTTTTTTGTCCTGCTCTCCCTCTCTTGGTTAAATGACTGGTTATATGACTGGTTCTGGATCCCGTTTTTGGGATCATTCAACATCCCGTTTTTGGGATCATTCAACATCCCGTTTTTGGGTATATTCCCGTTTTCGGTAACATTACCGTTTTCGGGTTCATTGCCCCCCTCTCGGTTGCCTTTAATGTTCCCGTTTTTGGTTATATTAAGAGAGAAAACCCGCACTCTTTTTGTCGCTCCCTTTCTCTCTCCGGTATCTGAAATAAGCCCCATTTTCATGAGCGATATAAGCCCGGCCTGCACGGTTTTTTTATTCAGGCAAGTGTCTTTAACGAGGCGTTCTATGCTGGGGTAGCAGAGGTTATATTCATCGGCTCTGTCAGCCATCGAGAGCAGTATGAGCTTTAATGATGAGCTACCTGGATCTGTCTCCCAGGCCCAATCTGTTGCATGTCTGCTCATGATTAATCTCCGCTATCAGCTTGAGTGTTGTGGGGAGGAATTAATCATGATCTGCTTAATCTCTGCCCTGATGCGACGGTTTGATTCCATGGTGCACTCAACACAGTGTCCGTTGTAAACCCAGCGTTCACTGTCATGTCCGTGCTTACATGGTTTTCCGGTGTAGTAGCGTTTAAGTCCGCGCTTTGCGGCATCAATACGTGTAATGATTTCCATGGTAAGCCCTGTTATTAGTATTGGGATTACGGTCATTTTGTGCTGACACAAAAAAAAGATCAACCAGATTTGGTTATTTATTACCTTTGAGGTACGAATAGATATGAAAAGACCGCCGGGTGGCGGTCTACAGAGGGTTGTAGCTGGATATCATGAGTAGAAGAAGTATGCCAGTTCTGCTTTTGAGCGCAGCCATTGTCTTGTTTTACAGGCTTTAAAAAGCCCATTCATCAATACTTTACCTGGCATTTTGCGCTTACCTGTTAAGTGAGTCTGGATATAGTGACTCGTCGTTCCGGCTTCCTGTGCGAAGGCTTCACGCTCATCCGGAGTAAGTGCAAGCCAGTGCTTTTTGAAATCGAAATGTCCGTTATCGCTCATAGCTATTGCCTGATATTTATTTCAGATAATAAATATTCACCCATAAGGTAACAAAAATCAAGGATAGTTACCTATGAGGTGCATTTACCTGTTGGGTAATATTGCTTTAAATTGAATCATCTACTGATTCATATATGAGGCGATTTTCCAGAAAATGAAAAGTATCCAGGACGTCCGCAGGCAAAATCTCAACGACTTGATCGACCGTGAATTCAATGGTGTTCAGACGCGGATGGCAGAAAAACTTGGAACTCAGGCAAATCTGGTAAACCGCTGGGCTCTTGGCAAGAAGGTTATCGGCGACCAGGTTGCACGAAAAATTGAAGCTGCCGCCAATAAACCCCGTAACTGGCTTGATATCGATCGCTCGCTTTCTCAGGAAGGTTTTCAGCCTGTCGGCCCGAGCGATATAGGTCAGCTGGCGGCTCACAACCTGGAACGCTGGATGAGCGAAAGCCGCGACCTTTCAACGCAGGGAAAACTACACCGCGCATCCGGCGTCGCCCAGGTGACAATCAGCCGCCTGTTAAACAATGAGGTCAGCGTTTCCATTTCCACCCTGGAGAATGTTGCATCCGCATTCGGGCGTCACGGCTATGAATTACTGATTCACCCGCACGACCCTGCGACCATCAACTATGATCGCTCGCGCTACGCATTGTTACCCGAAACCGAGAAAGCAAAGATCGAAAGTTACATTGAATTTGTCATCAACCAGAACGAAAAAAACAAACAATAAAATCATATTTTTCAGTAAGTAAGCCGCCTTCTGGCGGCTTTTTTATTGCCTATTCGATTACCTAATGGGTAATTTTTTTAACTCATATCTATTGACATCAAACCAGATACGCATAATTATTACCTCAACGGTAACAGACCGAGGTAACAAGTTATGCAGTGGAAAATCATCAACGGTTGGTACTGCGTTACTGCATGCGGATTCATGAGCTGGAAGTTCCGCACCTTACAGGAAGGCATTAAGTGGGCTTTCGTCAGCAAAGAAGCTCGCGATGTGGCCAACGATAACGAGATATGGGAGGGCTGATAATGAACGTTAATCAGCAGAAAAATCTTCAAAAAATCATGCTGGCATTCGACAAGGACTACCGCCTGTCAGAACAGCTATATGACCGACAAGTTGAACTGATCGAGAGCATCCGGCTTCATCAACTGGCCTCAACTTTTGACGCTGTAACAGGCAAAGGAGTTCGCCAGGAAGTGCTGGAGGCAGCTAAAGACAGCCCTGAGTTCGAAGAACTTATGGATGCCTACCGGCGCGAGGCAATGGCAATTATCGCCCGCTGGGATCTGGCGGATCGGATTGATGGGCAGAGGGAAGCGGCATGAAACCGGGAATTTATTTCGACATCAGCAACGAAGACTACCACGCCGGTGACGGCGTGAGTAAGTCGCAACTGGACATGGTTGCCAAGAATCCGGCGCTTCTTAAATGGGTTCAGGCAGCACCAGAAGACGAAGAGAAAAAGTCTGCACTGGATATGGGAACCGCATTGCACTGTCTGCTTCTGGAGCCTGGAGAATTCGACAAACGCTTCATTGTTTCACCGAAGTTCGATCGTCGGACGAAACAAGGTAAAGCTGACGAAGAAGCATTTCTTCGTGATGTAGCGGATATGGGGATTACGGTACTTGATGCCGAGCAGTGGCGGAAACTGGAGCTGATGCGTGATAGCGCAATGGCTCACCCGGCGGCACGCTGGATGCTGGAAGCACCTGGTTACTGCGAAGCATCAATGTACTGGAACGATGAAGAGACGGGTGAGTTGTGCCGAATTCGTCCAGACAAATGGCTGAACGAGCACAACGTGATCGTCGACGTGAAAAAGGTTGCAGATATGGACCGTTTTGCACGTCACATCGAGGAATTCCGCTACCACGTGCAGGACGCAATGTACCGCGAAGGCGCAATGAGGGTTACTGGTCAGCCGCATGGTTTTTTCTTTCTTGCCGTGAGCGAAAGCATTGATTGTGGTCGGTATCCGGTACGCGTGTTCGGGCTGGATGCGCCGGATGTCGATGCCGGGCACGCTCTGTTCCGCCGGGATCTGAATACCTATCACGAATGCCGCATCAGCGATGAATGGGGCGGCGTGGAAATTATTAAACGCCCTGAGTGGGCACGCAAACAGGATATGTACGTATGAGCAACGAAATTGCAATCACCAATGATGTGTTGGCTATTCGGGGAATCGATGAAGTTACATGGAGCGCTCTGAAAAACAGTATTTACCCTGGGGCAAAAGATGAATCGGTAATGATGGCAGTCGATTACTGCCGGGCGCGTCAACTCGATCCTCTTCTTAAGCCGGTACACCAGGTACCAATGAGTGTTAAAGACTCGAAGAGTGGAAAGAATGAATGGCGCGACGTGGTCATGCCTGGCATTGGACTTTATCGCATTCAGGCCTACCGTTCCGGCGATTACGCAGGCGCTAATGAACCTGAGTTCGGTCCAGATGTAACACAAACGCTTTCAGGAGTGGAGGTTACCTTCCCTCAGTGGTGTAAGTACACCGTCAGCAAGCGAATGGCAAGCGGGGAAATCGTAGAGTTTAGCGCCAAAGAATACTGGATTGAGAACTATGCAACTGGGGGGCGTGACACATCGGCACCAAATGCCATGTGGAAAAAGCGCCCTTATGCGCAGTTGGCAAAATGCGCAGAGGCACAGGCATTACGTAAAGCATGGCCGGAGATTGGTCAACAAGCCACAGCTGAGGAAATGGAAGGTAAATATATCGACTCACCTGACATTATTGAACGTGACGTAACTCCAAGAAGTCAGGCAAAGCACGGCACAGCATCCAGCATGAACAGTCTGATCAACGCTAAAACAGTGAAAAAGCCTGATGAGCAAACGCGTAAAGCGGATAGCCGTGATCCAGAAGAAATGCTGATGGCCTTTACCAGCGCAGCGATGAATTACAGCACTGTCTCCGAACTGGATAAGGCTTACAAATACATTGCACAAAAACTTTCAGATGATGACGAACTGCTGGCAAAAGCCACCGACGTTTACAGCGTTCGTCGGGAAGAATTAAACGAAACATCTATGTAACCACCACCGCGGCGCCACGCGCGCCGCACTGCAACCAAGAGAGGTATTTATGAAAGGTGCATTAGGTAAGAAGGAACTCCTGGCGGTGGTGCCACTGTCATGGAGCACTATCGACCGTATGGAGCGCGCAGGGGAATTTCCTAAACGCTGGTATATCACCGATAAACGCTGCGCATGGAACCGTGATGAAGTTGAGCGTTGGCTTGATGAACGTCAGGCAGCAAGCCCGGCAGAGTTCCAGGGTAAAAAACCTCCTGTTCAGCAACGTGTATATCGTCCTGTGAGCAACGCGGCATGAGTGTGCTGCTAAGGCACTGGAGCAAATGGTCAGGATGGTACTTATTCCTGGCCTCTGTTTCAGCATGGCTTTATCTGCTGGCATTAATTTTCAGAGAGGGTTGGATTAAGTGAGAAAGTTAAGCCGACTTGAAAAATATCACATGAACAAGGTTTCAATGCGCAGCCCTTCAAAGGTTGTTGCCGTTACTCCTGCGGCGATAGAGATCGAAAAACGCGCGATTGAAAGAGAGAAAAAAGGGCAGTTCCGCATTGCCGCCCACCTTTGGCTTCAGTGTATGGATGTTGCTTCTGGTGATGTTGAACGTGCAAGGATCGCGGTTCGCAGGGACCAATGTATCACAAAAGGTAACGGCCTTCGCCGTGGCGACTATAGCGGCATAGGATGTTGTGGGGTGGTTTATGACTAAGAAATACACACTAATCTATGCAGATCCACCCTGGGCATACCGGGACAAAGCCACAGATGGTAATCGCGGTGCCGGTTTTAAATATCCGGTTATGAGTGTGCTGGATATCTGCCGCCTTCCTGTGTGGGATTTGGCCGGTGAAAACTGTCTGTTGGCCATGTGGTGGGTGCCAACACAACCACTCGAAGCACTAAAAGTTGTTGAAGCCTGGGGATTCCGTCTGATGACCATGAAGGGCTTCACGTGGATAAAATGTGGTAGTCGACAACCAGATAAACTGGTTATGGGGATGGGACACATGACTCGCGCCAACAGTGAAGATTGCCTGTTTGCGGTAAAGGGAAAACTACCTCCGCGCATTAATGCAGGTATCGTTCAGTCATTTACCGCACCGCGGCTTGAGCATTCAAGAAAACCAGATGTCGTTCGTGAAAAACTTGTGCAATTGTTAGGCGATGTTTCTCGCATTGAACTGTTCGCCCGCCAGTCGTCTCATGGCTTCGATGTTTGGGGTAATCAGTGCGAAGACCCGGCAGTGCAACTACACCCAGGATACGCGTTGGATATTGCCGGATTAACAAATGCATTCAGCAATGCTCCGCTGTCACCAACAGACAACCAGGGGCGGGAGCGTGCAGCATGAACAGGGCATCACCAGCAGATTTAAGGAAATGCCTTGAAACTGCAAACATGCTTGCACACAGCGGGATCAGGTTTGTTCCAATTCCCGCTGTCACTGATGCTGAATTTGCAACACTGTCAGCAATATTCACAGATAAAATTGAATCACTGGCAGCAGAAGCCGAGATGGAAGAAAATCAGCAGAACTATTAAACGTTATTCCCCCGCCATCCACTTCTCAAACTTCGACGGGGAGAACGGAATCAGATCCGTATGCTCCCCGTTAATCCAGGAATCAATCATATCGGCCCACTGCTGCAACATGTAGGCGCGCTGTCTGGCGTATTCCGCTTTGTTATATACGGCGCGCACACCTTTCTGCTCATGTGCCAGAGCCTTTTCAATCCAGTCTGAAGGATAACCAGCCTCATGCAACAACGTACTGGCTGTACGGCGCATATCGTGTACGGTGAAGTCCTGAATATGCTCACCATTTTCATTTATTATTTTCACCGTTCTGTCGATCAGAGAGTTCAGCGCTGCATTAGATAATGGCTTCCGGAAATTGTAACGACCAGGAACCAGATATTCACTTCCACCAGCGCACATCTGCAACCCAACCAATATATCCTGTGCCTGTTTAGGCAGGTAAATAACGTGCGCCCGGCTTCCCTTCATGCGGTCTGAAGGAATTGTCCATGTCCATTTTTTAAAATCTATTTCGTCCCACGTTGCATTGGTGAATTCGCCTTTACGAACCATAGTGATAAGCACCAGTTTTAAAGCCATTTTCATAGTGCCCATAGCACCAATGGCATCCAGCGTGCGGAAGAAAAGACCAATTTCTTCTGGTGTCAGCGTTCGCTCTCGTGGTTTAAATATGGCGATAGACGAAGGCTTAATATCAGCCGCAGGATTAAACAAACCATGACCGCGGTCATTGGCGTGACGGTATACGCTGCTGATAATCTCCCTGGCCTGCACTGCTGTTGCACGGCCACCGCGTTCGACAATCCGGTCACATAAATCACGAACCATCGATGTGGTAATTTCAGCCATCATTTTGTTGCCAAGAACCGGAAGTATGTCACGGTCGATCACCGCCTGCTTCATTGCGCGGGTACTGTCAGCCAGGATGACGTGTTTCATATAACTGTCGGTATGTACCGCAAACGTCTCGGCACCACGAATCTTTTTGATACCGTCACGTTTAGCTGCAGCCGGTGACTGGCCTGCTTTAAGCAGCTTCTTTGCAGCAATCAGTTCTTCTCGTGCTTCTGCCAGGCTGATACCGTCACGCCCATACTGCCCGATTACCAGTGTTTCGCGGCGACCGTTGATACGGTAATCATAGCGAAACGAGACCGTGCCTGACGTAAGCACAGCTACATACAGCCCGTCACGATCGGAGACCTTGTACAGTTTGTCCTGCGGCTTGAGGTTTTTTAATTTTGTATCGGTAAGCACAATTCACCCGTATAGAAACCATTTTCATGACGGTATGAGAGTATACCTTTAAGGTAATGCCGTCACCTGTACCGCCGAAAAATATGGTGTAGAGTGAATAGAAATGAATACATAAAAACAAAAACCCTCTGTAAAAACAGAGGGTTAAATTAGTATCTGAATAGGAATGAGTTGCTATGAGTTAGCTGTTAATCATTCCCACTCAATGGTAGCTGGCGGCTTGCCGCTGATGTCATACACCACGC